AAGCACCATCGCTTCAACAAAGGCATCAGCTTCAATCAGTGTTATGTAGCTGTTGGCGTTTGCGTCTCCCGCCGTTGCGTTGATCGTTACTGCCATCGGGCTTCACAGTAGAAGGCTGTTTTTTTGGCTTTTCAGGAGTGGAGGCCACTACTTGTGCAGCAGCCTCACGTTCCCTCATTCGCCTAAAAGCGAATAGTCCCATCAATCAATACCAGAGGTGGTGGTGATTCGCACGATACCAATGTTGTTGGTTTCGTACACTTTGGTCCAGTTGCCTACAGTTTCCAGTTGTGCCCGAGTGGGGTTGGCAACGGAAGTAGAGAACTTAGAACCAATCGGATGGTACACATAGTGCAGATCAACTGACATCGCATCCGATTTGGCGAGGATGTCACGGTCAGTTTCAGTCTGCAAACCAAGCTGTTCGCCAGATCCAACAGCACCTTCGGTGAACATGTAGCTGGCATATTCGGTGGTAGCACCAGAGCCAGCAGTCTGCACATCCGACGACACAATCACACGCATTCCCATGAAGGTCGGGACACGCACATCACCAAAAGCAGGTGCAGTTGAACCTTGGCTTGCAGCAGTGTCAGCAATACCGCTGTCGTCGTAGATGAAGTCAATGGCTTTGCGCTCCATCAGATCGTAATAAACGTTCGGGTGAACGCAGATCGCAGCAAGCTTTTCACCTTGATCACCAAGGAGAGACTTGCCAACAACGATTTGACGGGGACCAAGATCAGTTGGCGTGTCACCAGTGGTGCCATCAACTGCAAGGGCCGCATAAGCAGCAGAGCTGGTGTCACCAACAGCACCGAACACACCGCCAAGGCAAGAAAGAAGATCCTTCTGACGCTGGTTAGCGATGTAGTCAGCAATCTTGTTGCCGATAGCAGCCATTGGGTCAGAACCTGCAGCAAGTGCAGCGAGGTCCCGTGACTCCCATGCCCTCCCGCGATGGAGTACAGCAGCAACCTGCTTATCAGCAGTGATCTTGCCAGGTGTCAGGGAAGTGCTATCAGTCAGGATCTCGAAATCACCTGTCAGATTTGCTTTCCAATGCGGAACCTGAACAAAGTCACCACCACCTTCAGAAGCATTCAGCTGCTCCATAGGTTGCACCACACCAGAAGCCAAAAAGGCATCACGCTGAGTGGTGGCCTCTAAAACGTAAGGCGTGAAAATCTCGGGGATGATTACATCAGAGCGAAGAGTGCTCGCCATGACTAAACCTCAATAAATGTTTTACGGTGTGGGCGTAACCCGATATGGCTCAGCGTAGCCTTGCCTTACGTTTATATTAACGACCCGCTGCAGCTTTCAACCTTTCATACAAATCCCGATCAGTACGATAAAGCCTTGATTGTTCGGTTAGGTTGAAGTTGTCCTTATCAAACGGGTTCTTGGTGCCTGGTGGGATGTCCCCACCAGTGCTGCGGCCTGATGGCGCACCAGATCCTTGCGGCTTCGGTGCTTTTTGCATCCACTCTGGCAATGACGCTTTAGCCCAATCTGCAACAGGTCTGCGTTCGTAGCCATCAACGACAACAACAGTGCCATCAGCTTCACGCTGGATTTTGTCTGCTGACAGCTTGGTTTTGAGCACTAGATCAGGATCATGCACAATGTCTGCCAGGGCAGAAACTGCAGGGCTGATCAGTTCTAGTTCTCGGACTTTGGCTTCAAGTTCTTGAATGCGCTGGTCCTTTTGCGCCGACGCCTCACGGAACTGTTGCTCCAAAGCCTGTCGCGCTTCAGTGTATTTTCCTTCGGACTCAAGCTTTGATTGTTCAGCTTGCCGCTTGAATTCCAAAAGTTCTTGAACATCCACATCCTCAGGAATGGACTTTGCTTTTTTCAGCTTTCCGATTAACTCATGATTCTTGCGCTCAAGAGCTTCGATGCTGCTTTTCAGTGAATCAACTTCGCCGCTGTTTTGCGTTTCACCAGACGTAGCCTGTTGATTTTGCTCGTCAGACATGAATAACCCGTAAGGTTGTTTTCAGTTAAATGTTATCACCACGCGGTACTCGTAGCTTTTTTCTATCTGGTTGGGTACTCAAAATAAATCTCTTTTCCTTCCTGTGCTTGCTTGAGGGCGTGCGCATAAAGCCCAACGGCGCGATCGATAACATCTGCTTTTGAGGTTCCACTTGCTATAGCTAGTTCTTCTAGCCTTCTGATGAAGGCTTCTTCGGCGCGGATTTCAAAGCGTTTGGGCTTGTTGTAACCCGCAAAAGTTTCGCCGCGATACGTGATGCTCATTTGCGCTTCGGTGCTTTGCGTAGTTGTGATTCACGCTTGAGCACTGGGTTGCCAGTTGATTCAGACTTGATTTTGATCACCGGATCATCCTTGCTGCCAACACGAACAACATTGCCACCAGTCGGGCCTTTGATCATGGCGCGTTCACCAGCAATGCTGGTCACAACACCGTAGGTGCGTTTGCCTTGATAGGTCCAGCTCACACGATCACCGCGTTTCATTTCTTCTTACCTTTTTTCTTGGGCATCGGCTTGTAAGGTTTTTTAGGGCCTTTGTACTTGCCAGGCATGACGTTGCTGCTGTTGTTTCTAGTCTAGTTCGCTGTAACGCTCGCGTAAGTCTTGCAGCGTAAGTTCTGAGCCATCATCACGAACAAGTTTTGCAATCGCATCACGGGCACCATGCTTGCTAGCAAGACGATCAAAATATCTTGATTTTTGACCTGCTGGGCTTTGACTGGCTCGCTTGTAAAAATCATCAAGTGGTTCATTTTTTTGCCGTTTCCCCTTGAATCCAAATGCTTCGGCTTTGCGGAGCATGTGTTCATTTTTGTTTTCTCCTTTAAATGGCTTAGCCAACCATTGCCCGTAGCTTTGATCTGCTGGAACTGCGCCGCCTTGTGCTGCACGTTCACCGCGTGATGGTGGATCAAACGGCAAGTTATCGTAGTCAATCACTGCAACCGTCGTGCTGCGGCAATTCCAGTGTTGCGGTGGTTTCGGACCCTTGCCGTATTCAAATTCTCTGCCATCCAATGCACGACAAATGGCAGAAGTGCGAGTATCAAGCGTTGCGACATAACGATATTTTTTCGTGATGTCTTGATTGGCTTCATAGACCTGCTGTGAAGCTGCATTAGCAACCTGATTGATGCTAGTGCGAACGAGAGTCAAGACCTGATGATTCGCTGCCGTTGTCGCTTGACCACCTGCAAGCTGTATTTGTTTCACGGATTTTGCACGCTGCCCAAACTCCAGTTGAATATCGCCACTGCGTTGAAGTCGTCCAGTTAATCTGCGCGCAATGTCTTGTGTCGTCTCACCAGTCAATAATCCTTGGCGTACAACCTGCGCGAATCGTTCGGCTTGATCTTCTGCGATGCCACGGAATGCCTTCTCAACGATTTTGCCATTAGGCAGTGTGATCACTGCACCTTGAGCAGCGGTCAAGCTAAAAGTTTGCGGTGCGCCATATACTGCAGCAAATAAATCATCAGACAACGCAACAACATTGATCTGCGTTGGATCTGTCATCACAACGGATTGTGCAAATTGCGGGCTGATCTCAACAGTTCGCACGATGTCACGACTGCCGCGTGGTAATACCTTTTTCAGTTGTTCTTCTACGAATTCAGATTGCAGCTCTGCTAAACCTTGCAGTTCCAATGCAGTCAGTTCAGTGCTATCACCTGCCCAGGTCGCTAGTGATTCCTTGAGTTGCGCAATAATTGATCGCAATCGCGCAGCCTTGGCCGATTCTTCTAAATCTTCAATAAGACGTAGTTGATTGACGCTATCCAGAATAATGTCGTTATATGCGTTAATGACACGGCGAGCAACACTGTTGCTATAGCGATTTAAATCAATCGCATTGCGATATAACGACTCCGGCGTGCTCATCGTTAATACAACCCAATATGCTCTGGATCGTAAGGGCAGATGATAGAAACCTCGGCACCACCTTCGATGGCTTTTTGCATTAGCTCAGCAAAGCCTGCAATCGTGTCTGTCCCTTCATCAATTAGCTTTGCTTCGTCAACTGTTTCAACCCCGTACTCAGATCGCCATTCCATGCGAACAATGGCAAATAACCTGTTCGGCAATTCCTGCTGGACGTAATGGATGCTGTGCTTTTTCGATGTGTCCGGTTCCATCACGTCCACGCCGCTGCACTCATCATGCCGCATCTTCTTCGATCAGGCTTGACTCTTGAGGT